GGTCCGCGGCGGACTTGGCCGCGCCCTCGCTGGTTGCCAGTTCGGTGCGCAGGCCTTGCAACGCGCCGGCGCCGTCGCGCAACAGGGCCTGCAGCGCGGGCGTGCCCTTGGCGCCGAGCGATTGAATGGCGGTTTCGGCGCCTGCGCCCTTCGTGCCGAGTTCGGCGATGACCGTGGCGAAGTCGCGCGACTTGATGCCGGCATCGGACAGCGCTTGCGAAAACTTGGACGTTGGATCGCGCAGGGCGTCGAAGATCCCGCGCAGTGCGCCGCCGGCCTTGCCGCCCTCGATGCCGTTCTGCGCGAGCAGACCCAGCGCGGCCGCGGTGGTGCGGAAGTCGACGCCGGCCGTGCGGGCAGACGGACCCGCCTGCGCGAGCGCGTCGGTGATCTGCACGAAGCTGGTGCCGCTGGCCTTCGCTGCCGCCGACAACGTGTCTGCGACGCTGGCCGTTTGGCTGGCGGCGAGTCCGAACTGGTCGAGCACGTCGGCCGTGCGGCCGGCGGCATCGCCCACCGCGATCGTGTTCACGCGCGCAACCGAAAGCACCGGTTCGAGCGCGGCAATGGCATCCTTCGAATTCAAGCCGGCGCGACCAAGCGCCTCGAGCGCCTGCGCAGCTTCGGTGGCCGTAGCGCCGGTGGCCGACGATGCCGCACGCGCCGCTTCGCCCATCGTGGCGAGCTGTTCGCCCGTCGCGCCGGCGGCCTGCCCTGCGCGAGCAATGGCCTGTTCGAACTCGGATGCCGAGGAAATGCCGGCGACGATGCCGGCGCCTGCGCCGACAGCCGCAAGCGCCGCCGTGGCCGCGCCAGCCGCAACCGCTGTCTTTCCGAGGCTCAGGTTGACCGAGTCGATGCCCTTGCCGATCTTCGCCAGGCCCGACGACACGCCGTCCTTGATCGAGAACTTGAGCTCGACGTTCTGCTTAGCCACGGAACGCGACCTCGATCTGGCGGGTGATTTCGGCGGACAGCTTGTTCAGCGCGAACGCGCCGACTCGGTTCTGGATCGCTGGATTCGCCAGCATGTCGGCCACGGATGGACCGAACAGCGCTTTGATCGGCAACCTCCCGACCTGGCCGCCGCCCGCCAGACGCGCGCGCATGAAGATCCGCTTCGAAGCACCGCCACCGCCACCGAAATTCGACACCGATGACTTGAATGCCGTCGGCAACCGCTGCGCGCCGCCGCCTTTCTTCACCTGCGCCGACACGCCATTGCGCCGCGTGGCCGAGTGCTTGAAGTGCTGCAACCCAATCGGCGCCTTCAGCCCGGTGATGGTGAAACTCAGGTCGGTCGTGTCGACCTTCGAGACTCGCGTGTTCGCGCCAATCTGCCGCGTGCTGGTCGTGTAGCCATCGGCCGCGGCCTTCGTCGTTTCGGTGCGCGTAGCACGCTGCGTTGACGACAGCGCCCGCTTCATGTCGCGCCCGAGGTTCTTCGACACGCCCGCCAGCCGACGCTGCAATGCCTGCAGGTCGCGCGAGTCGATGATGATTGGCATGGGTCAGCGCTTCGTGGCGGCCATGTCCAGTGACGACAGCGCCTCGGCAAAATCTGCCGCGGCTGCATCGAAGTCGGCGAACTGCGCCTGGTTCGCGGCGATGATGTCGGGCACCACCCGTGCAACCGCGCGCAGGAACTCCGGCAGCGTCATGTCCGAGAACGCCTTCGGGCGCTTGCCCAGGTTGATGCGGTCCAGCACGCCAGCCAGGTGGCCAAACGCCACCGCCATCATCGGGCCGTCGTTTCCTGCCTTCGATGCCGCGTCGATCTCTCGATAACAGGCAGCCAGCGCGGCGATGTCCGCCACGGTCAGGGGTTTCAGTTTCATGCGTGACTCACTGGCCGGAGGGGGCCGCATGGGGCCTCCGGCACGGAATGGGGAGAAAGCCCCGGCGCGCGTCGGCGCCGGGGAATGCAGCGGTCCTGCGGTCAAGCGTTACGCGACATCCTGGCCCGCGATGATGATCTGCGGGGTCGAGGTGTCCTTGGTGCTGATGCCGATGTCGAACGTCATCGAACCGAGTTCGTCTGCGGTGATGAACGGCAGTTCGCCCGACGGGGCGATCGAGCACAGCGGAATGCGCAGGTCGCGGTCATCGCCGTTGGCATTGTCGGCCACGAAGAACAGCTCGGCATCGATGGCGCCACCCGTTCCGGATTCGACCAGGGTGCGCGATCCGGCGGCCGGCGTGTAGTCGACATGGATCGTCTGTCCGTTGGTGATGGCGCCGCCGCTGATGATGTATATCATGCCGCTGTCGGCATCGAGCTTGTAGTCCGTGTCGAGCACGTAGGTCGTGCTTCCGGCGACGTTGGTCACGGCGACCGACGACACCTCGCGCACGCCAACGTCGTTCGATCCGACCAGGCCGATCTGGTAGTGGTAGCCCTTCTGGACGACGATGGCCTCATTGGTCACCGGCGTGGCGCTCTGCGACAGCGTGCCCGAAGTGCCGCCCAGGAACATCGCGAGGTTTTCCGGCTGGATGTCGTCGCACGTCACCTGTGCGTTGAAGTTGACCGACTTGGTGACCGTCAGGTCCTTGGTCTGGATGCCCGCCGTCGAGCTGAAGTGTTCGAACTTCTCGGATTCAACCGAGAGCGTGAAGCCCGGACAATTGCCGATGAAGCGCCGGTCGGCGCGGTTGGCGTCGCCGCTGTAGACGCCGATGAAAATGCGGCCACGACCGAACACGTACTGGTTGGTGTGGGTATTCAGGGGAAGTGCCATGGATGTTCTCCAATGAAAAAGCCCGCTTGCGCGGGCTTCGGGGTGGGTTGGTGCGTTGGGTTACACCGGTGGCGTCGGGGCTTTCTTCCCCTTCGGCGGGTCGGGTTTTTCGGTCTTGCGCTCGGTCGGCGCACCGGCGCCGAGTCGCGTCAGCTTCTCGACATCGTTGGCCGGGAGTTCGGAGGTATCGCCGCACGTGTAGGTCACGCCGGCATGGGTCCATTCGCGTGCGAATGTGAAAGCGACGCGGTCACTGTTTTGCATCGGGGTCTCCCCACTTTTCGGTGTAATTCGCCACGAAGCGCACGCGCACGCCTTCGGCGTTCGATCCGTCTTCGCGGGTGAATGGCTCGGCGCCCAGGTATGTGATCGGGCCGATGGTCAGCCCCGAGTGCGCGATCGGACCCGGGCCCATGACCGCGCGCTTGATGTCGGCTTTCAGCTTCGCCTGCTGCTCGCCGGTGTTACTTTGCGCCGCCGCGAGGTAGCCCTCGACGTTGACGTTCAACGCGACCTGCATCTTGGTCGACTGACCTGCAGCAACGCCTTGTCCGCCGCCGGCCGCTGTCTGCGTGGCGGTTTCTTCACCCTCGACGATCACCCCGCACGGGATCTTGCTTTCGGCATCGACCGTGCCGGAGCCGATGAAGACGTTCTGCCCCGCTTCGGTGTTGTACGGCGCGCCGCCGGTGATGGCCTGCAGCCGATCACGGAACCCGTAGAGCACGCGCAGGGCGATGGGATCGGCCATGTCAGTCGTTCACGACCAGGCTGACGACACGGGATTCGTCCGCGTTGATGATCTGGTCGACCTTGAAGATGGTCGCCCCGACGACGAAGATGGTGCCGCGTTTCGGCAGTGATTCGCCGATCTCCGAACGCTGCGCCGTGATGGTCACCGCGTCGGTTCGCACCTGCGTGTCGAACCCGCCGAGCTGCACGCCCCGGTCGACGTACACCGAGCACGTGAGCGGCGAGCCGCCCACCTGCGTGTAGGTCGCCGCGTCCGCCAAGCCGGCAGCGGTGAACGCGGCCATGAGCTCGGCGTCGAGCGCGCGGAGGGCGGTGGATTGGGTCATTTCAGGTGCGCCGCCGTGATCGAGTAGCTGCCGCCGCTGCCATTCGCGACCAGCTTGAATCCGGTGATCGGGCCAGCCATCGATGCGCCGTTGCTGGTGAGGGTGAGTGTCGACCACAACGACGAGGCGCCGGGAGAAGCGGCATTCGTCACGCTGACCGTGACGTTCGACGAGTTGTCGACGATGACGCTGACGAGCTGCGCCGCAGACGCCAGCGCGACGTACAGCGTTTCCGACGCGCTGAGCGTGCCGGCTTTCGAATGGATCACTTGCATGGTCGCTCCGGGCTGGAAAGAGAAAGGCCGCCCGGAGGCGGCCTTGCTTCACTTCGCTACGTGCCGACGATCGATCAGGCGATCGTCGCGTTGCCCGGGGTCAGCTTGATCGTGCACGTGGTCTGGCCGTCGGTGCCAGCCACCCATGCGATCGCGCCTCCGGTGACATCGCCCGTGGCCGGCGACGCCGCAGAGTCGTCGAACGCGCCCGCGTTGGTGTTCGCCGAAATGTCCCAGATCAGCTTCTCGCCAACCGCGAACACGGCGCCGGAAACCTTCGAGATTCCGGAGAACACGCCCTCGACCGCAACCGCGCCGGACGATCCGTTCGCGATGTCGACAAGCGCGACGCCGAGCATGTGGGACATCTTGATCAGCTGGCCGGCAGTGACTGCCGAACCGGTGCCGTTGGTCCATGTCAGGACGTTGCCGTCCTGTTGCTTCTTGATAGTCATGACCTTGTTCCTCTTCGAAAGGGGTGAGGGGCCGACTTACGCCGGCCCCGGATTCATCACGCGCCGGCGTTCTTGAAGCCGGTGCGCCATTCGGTGGCGGCCACGCCGAAGTCGAGGCGCACCTTCATGCGCATCTCGTCGGTCATGAACTCGACGTCTTCCTCGATGTACGGCGTCTGCTGGCCGTCGAGGAACGCCACTTCGATGCAGGGCGTGTTGCGGTCGGCGAACAGATACCAGGCGGTGCTTCCGGTCAGGTTCGGTGCGGCGATCAGTTCGAGACCCAGCGACGCGGCGTAGTTGCGCTTTGCCGAGTTGCTCGATGCCACGTCGGTCGGGCTGTTGAGCACTTCCCACGCGATCTGCTTCTTGCCGTACGGCACGACCAGGAAGCGCGGACGCAGGCCAAGCACCGTCGCGCGGCTCGGATCGGCCTGCGCCGCCATGGCCGCTTCGCCGATGGCGAGCGACGACACCGTGACCGCCGCATTCGCGCTGGCGAGGTTGGCGTGGCCGCCCGTGGTGCTGACGGCCGTGCTGTTGAACAGCGCGCCACCGTCCGACAGCGTGCCATTGGCTTCGACGTAGGCGTAGACTGCCTTGTCGACCGAGTTCGCCGCGGCCCAGCCGAGCGCGGATGCGAGGCGGGTGAAAGCACCGAGGTCATCGTTCACGACCATTTCGCGGGTCAGGCCGATGTAGCGGCCCTTGGTCGAGGCCTGGATCGTCTCGCGGTATTCCGACAGGGTGCCCTGCGTGTATTCCGCGCCCTCGGCCTTGGTGGCGAGGTCGGAGAACGCCGACAGGCTCACGATGCTGTGCTGCTTGAAGTCGGAAACCGACATCGTCGGCGCCCACTGCTGCCAGGTGGTCGGCGCGTTCGCATAGCTGGCGCGCAACAGCTTGGCCGCGGTGTTCGCGAGCAGGTACGGGAAGTCGCTGGACGAATGCGAGGCGAACAGTTTGGCGGCCAGTGCCGAGCCTTCGAGGCGGTCCGCGCCGGACACGCCAGCATTGCGGAGCGCGACGCGAATCAGCGCCTTCAGGCCCATGCCGGCGTATTCGTTGCCGGCCTGCAGCTTCTCGCCGCCCTTGCCCGGATCGATGCGCGCGAGGATGGCGTTGGACGCGCCCGCGATGAACTTGTCGCGCTGGTCGAGCACGTTGTGGGTGACGCCGGCAGTCGGCGTGGCGCCGGCAGCGAGCGCGGCGAGCAGCTTCTTGCTGGCATCGGCAGCGGTGCACGACTGGTCGCCGACGCATTCGGCCATGAGGCCGAGGTGGTTGACGCTGTGCGGTGCGAACATCGCGCGAATTTCGCTCACGCGGGCGGCTTCGGCCTGGAGCGCTTCAGTGCGCGCGGCAGCCTTGGCAGCTTCGATCTGTTCAGGAGTCATAGCTACGTCCTCTTTCGGGGTGGCCGGAGTGGCCGGGGTGACCGCCAAGGCTGGCGGATTCAGTTGTGCGGCAATGCGCAGCGTTGGTGCGCTGAACTGCTCGCGGACCTGGGCGAACGCCTTCTTGAAGGCCGAGGTGGCTTCGGTCGAATCGGTGGGTTCTTGCTCTTCCGCCATGCGTGTGGCGAATCCGGCCTTGATGGCCTCGGCGGCGGGGTACCAGTGGTCGCCGCCGGTCATCAGGGCTTCGATGTCCTCGCGCGCCAGCGTCTTGTTGAACCGGGCATAGGCGTCGACCATGCCGACCGCGACCTTGTCGAGCATGTCGGCGGTTTCGCGCATCGTGTCGGCGGGGCCCCAGGCGAAGGTCGACGGGCCGTGGATCATCATGGCCGTGCCGGTGCCGAGCACGATCTCGTCGCCCGCCATGGCGATGACCGTCGCGATCGACGCGGCGTAGCCGTCGACCTGCACGATCTTGCGGGCCTTGTGGGCGCGCAGTTCGTTGTAGATCGCGATGCCGTCGAACACCTCGCCGCCCGGCGAGTTCACATGCACCACGATCTCGCTGACATCGCCCGCTGCCTTCAGGTCGTCGCGGAACTGCTTGGCGGTGACGCCGTTGCCGTACCAGTCTTCGCCGATGGGGCCATAGATCAGCACCTCGGCGGTGCCTTTGGCTTTCGCCTGCTCCTTGATCATCGTTCGGGTCCTTGTGTTACTCGCCGTCGTTCGGCGGAGTGGGTGGCACGGGCGCGGTGGCCGGTGCGTCTTCGCGCTGCAGGCCGAATGCTTCGGCTTCGTCGCGGTCGCGCGCGATTTCCTGCAGGGTTTGGGTCGGGTTTCGACCCGCTTCGCGGATGATCTGGCTGCGCGACTTGTAGAGCCGCTTCTCGGCCATTTCGTTGGCGGTGATTTCCTTGACCGGATCGATCCACGGCATCGGCCGCGTGGCGTGCGTCGCGTCGTAGACGGTTTCCATGTCGACGCCACCGAGCTTGAGCAGGTTGGCTGCGATGGCGGCATCGACGAACGCCCACCACACCGGCTCGCAGAACTGATGCACGAAGGTGCCGGCCAGCGTGGCGTAGTGGCCGTGCCCTTCAACCAACTCCTGGCGCTGGGCGCTGTAGGTGCCGTTGTAGTTGCGCGACAACGATGAATAGGTGGTGCCGAGCCCGGCCGCTCCGCTGCGCAATTGCGCGTCTCGGAACGGGATCAGGGCGTTATTCGGCCGATTCGGATTGATCGTGCCGATGTCCTCGCCTGGGCGCAGGTCGTC